ATTGGGGGAGCCGCCGCCGGTGCCGCCCCAAATGGGTTGCCACAGTGCTCGGCCTTGCGCGAACTCCGTGTCGATCAGCGCATTGCCACCAACAGGCACGCGCTGATTGTCAGAACGATCCTGAGTGCCGTTCGTCGCCGCCCACGCCTGGTTTGTGATCGCGGCTGCTGTTCGGTTTTCCGTGATGTTCGCGCCGCCCTCGGCCGGCTTCATTCCCTGCACGGTGCCGCCCTCGGTCCACGCGAGACGATCGGCGCGGAGATAGTTGGCGTCGCCGCTGTACGGTGCGAAGCGGTTTGCCATGACGCCCGAGAATTGATTGTCCGAGCTGATCGAGGAGATGGTGGCGAACGTACCCTGCCCGGTAATGCCAGACGCCGTCCTATTTTCGGTGATGTTCGCGCCCGCCTCCGCGGGTCGAAGCGAGCCGACGGTGGCGCCGGTGCTGTATTGCAGCTCGTCCGCGGTGTTGATCGCACGCGCACCCGCCTGGATGCGGCCGTCGATCATGCTGAACGACGCCATTTGGAACGACTGGGTGCTGCCGTCGGCGCCGGCGTCGTAATACAGCTCGGCCGATGCGCCACCTTCACCCGCGCCCGCCATGCCGATCAAGATATAGGCGCCGTGACTGCGCCAGTTGTTCGCACCGAACCGCGATCGGCTTGCGCCACAGCGGTACATCGCCGCCGGCAGGCCGCCGTTCATCCTGTTGGATCGGGGTTCGTCGCTTGAATAGACGACGACGGGCGAACCGGCTGGGATGCCGTTCATCCAGTTTGCCATCCCGGTCGGGCCGGTGTTGCTGTCTCCGGTGCCACCCCCGTAATCGACGCTGCTGCCGTACACGTCGAAGTTGCGGCCAGCCCACGTCTTTGCCGCACGATCGTACCAAACAACGCTGTAGCTGCGCGCGTAGAACGTCCACACGCCGCTACCATCGCCGCGCGTCAGTCCGTGCACGAAGCCGGCCGGCGGCGACGACACCGCGTTGCCGCGCGCCATGATGCGGTAGGTGTCGGGCTTGCCCGCGCCGCTGACATCGCTCCCGTAGTCAGCCGTGCTCTTCGTTGCCAATGCTCCCTGCCCGGCGATGCCGGCGGCTGTACCCGAACTCGTCTTGAAGTTGGCGAGCGTCGCGATCGTAGAGAAGCTGGACTCTTCATAGAGATAGCTTTGCCCGTAGTAGATGCGGTCCTGGAGCCCCATCGCCTTACCGCCGACACCAGCGTACGTGACGGTGCCGCCGCCCGCGCCGGTTAGCGCGCCGCCGGCCGAGATGCTGATCGCGCTGTTCGTCACCTGCGCGGCGGTCAGTGAACTCGTCGCAAGCGCTCCCTGGTTTGTCACCGCCTGCGCGATGCCGAGCGATGTGACGAGCTGCGATCGGGTCAGCAGCACATTGCCGTTCCCGCTATCGGTCACGTTGCTGGCCGCGTCTGCGCCGAGCGTCGCCGCATCCTCCACACGCGATACGCGCATATTGCGAACGCGGGTGTAGGCGCCCGTTGCCGTGAAAAGCGTCATGTAGAATTGGACGTAAACGTAGCCGCTCGGCATCACGAACGGGGTGGCCTTGCGCGACACCCACGCGCCGGCGGTGTCCACCGTGAAGTCGGCGATGTTCGTAGGCGACGCGCCAGCCCCCGCCGCCGTCCACGGCCGCGCGAAAACCTGCACGCGGCGCGCGCCCGACGTCGCCACTTCGACGGAGGTGAAGAGCTTCTGGCCCGCCTCGAAGATCGGCCAGTCGGTCGAGAAGCCATTCGACGGCGCCGGCGATCCAGCGTTGAACGCCAACGTGTCGCTGCCGGCCGTCTGTGTGTTCTCGTAATAGCCGGTGACGGTGCCAGTGGGCGGCACGAACACCGTCACGCCGCCGGTGCTGAAGACGTGCGACGGCAAGCCTGTGACGGGGCTGATGTCGCGATAATCCGCATTGCGGATGAGGTTTTCGCCGCGTGTCGAGCCGCGGTCGATCGTCAGCATCTTGGGGTTAATGTCGGTGCTGTCGGAACCCGCCTGGGATGCCGACAACGAGAAGTTGCCGACGTCGATGTAGTCGTTGGCGCCCGTCTGCGTCGAGCTGAAAACCAGCATCACCGCCATCCAGTCGAGTGCGACGTCGAAATACATCCGGTAGAGCGCGAAGTCGGTGGTGCCGATCTGGTAGGTGTTGTCCACGCGCGTCGCGTACCCGGATCGCACGCCGGCGCCGGTCGCCTTCTGATAGAACACGTCCACGCGAAGAAAGCGGGTGCCGCCCGTGCCATTTGCGCGAGCAACCACTTCGATGAAGTGGCGACTGCCTGGCGTCTTGATCGGCGTGTAGATGCGATTGTTCGGCGTGACCTGGCTGCTCTGCGGCATGCGGAAGTAGAACGACGGCTCGCCGGCGGCGCCCTGGATGCGCGTCGCGCCGCTGATCGACCACAAGGCCGGATCGAGCGTCTGCGCCGCCGGTAGCAGGTTGTCGCCGTAGGTGGCGCGATCCTGGATACCGGCGAGCTTGGTGCCAGCCGCGTTGTCGAGCCCGGATAGCGTGCTCGCGGTCGCGCCTGTGCCTTGGTTCGTGATGCCAGATGCGATGCCCTCGATCGTGCGGAAGTTTGCGAGCGTGGCTTTGGTGTTGGCGCGCTCGAGCAGGTAATCGTCGCCGAACATGATATTGCCCAGCCCCGCGACGTTGCCGAACCCGGTGAGCAAGTCGGACCCGAAAGCTGCACTATCCTTCGTGGCGAACTTGCCCTGCCCGGCGATACCGGCCGCGGTCCCGTCACTCGTTCGGAAATTCGTCAGCGTGGCGCGTACACCAGCGCTTTCCAGCAGGTAGGCGTCACCGAACATCACGTTGCCCTGGCCTGCCAGGTTCCCGAAGCCAGTTAGCAAGTCCGATCCGAAACCGGCGCTGTCCAAGGTCGCGAACTTGCCTTGTCCAGCGATGCCGGCCGCGGTGGCGCCGGCGGTCCTATCCGCGCGCTTGTCGGCGCTCCCCGGCACGTACGGCGGCGGCGTTGTCTGCCCGGCAGGGCAAACCGTGATCTGCGGTCGCATGGCGAAAAGATAAGGCTGGTCGCCGCCGCCGTTGTAATACTGGCGCAGACGCAAACACGCGAAAGCTGCGCCGTCGGGCGCGGAACGAAAGCCGCCGACGCGATCGAAGTTGTCCGGTAGCCCGTTGGCCGCACCGTTGACCTTGCCGCCGCGCCAGGCCCATTCGGTAATGTAAGTGCCCGAGGCGCTGTACCAGTGAACATTCACCTCGCCGATGCAGCGATAGACTGCGAGGTACGCGGAAACATAGACGTTATCGCCGGCGCGGACCGGGACGAAGTAGCGCATATCCTCGCTCGGACCGGACGCTGCCAATTCCGCGCCGCCGCCGGTTGGATTGCCGTCAGCGCGAATGAACAGGACCGCGTTCGCGCCGAAGAATCGGTTCGTTCCGTCATCCCAGTTGATGCCGCGCGTGACTGGCGGCGGCGACGATCCGCCCCAAATCGGTTGCCACAGCGCACGCCCTTGCGCGAACTCCGTGTCGATCAAACCGTTCGTGCCGACGCCGACGCGCTGATTATCGGCTCGATCCTGGGTGCCGCTGGTCGCGGCCCACGCTTGGTTCGTGATCCCGGCCGCCGTGCCGTCAATCGTGCGGAAGCTGGCAAGGGTCGCGCGAACGCCGGCGCTCTCCAGGAGGTATTGATCGCCGAACATCACATTGCCGATGCCCGCGAGGTTGCCGAAGCCAGTAAGCAGGTTTGATCCGAACGCCGCGCTATCCACCGTAGCGAACTTGCCCTGCCCGCTGATGCTGGCGGCGGTGTTGGTGCCCGTTACGTTCGCGCCCAGCTCGGCGGGGCGGAGACTATCGACGGACGCCACCGCCATGCCGGCGTTGCGGAACTGCATGTTCGCGGCGTTGAGGAAGCCGCCGAAGCTCGCCATCCGCGACGGCATGCCGAAGATAGAATTATCGAGCGACGTGCCGGATGCGAGCGTGGCAAACGCAGTCTGCCCGGCAAAGCCGCCGGCTGTACCCAGTGACGTGATCGCGGTGGCGTCCGTGACGACCGTGGCGTTGTCCGCTCGCACCACGTTGGTGCCCAGCCGCACCGCGTTGCCGGCGAGATATTGCTGGAGCACACCGGCATTGACGAGCTGGTTGGCGGCCGTCTTGCGCAGAAGAACGATGTCGGAGATGTAGGCGGTGCCGCCGTCCGTGTTACCGAAATACACCTGCACGAAGGCTTCGACGCCGGTGTCAGGTACAGTGATTTCGCCAGAGATCGGCAACCACGTTCCCACCGCCGTTGACGAAGATAGCTGTCCTGGAGCTGGCGTACCCACCTGCTTTCCATCGCGATCGTTGACGCGCAGGTAAGCGCGCGCCGATCCGGTGATCTGCGCGTCCACCTTGCCCATGAACGACATGAATAGCTTCTCGCCCGGCGTGACGGCGAAGCGATTGCTGTTGCCGTTGTAGCGCTGCGAAGCGTCGGGCGGACCCTTGAATACGAACCGGCCGCCGTTGAACGCGTTGGTCGGATCGTCAGCGATGAAGTTGGGGGAACCCCAGTTGGCCGACAGCGTCGGCTTGCCGTTGTAGGCGAGGTTCGCGAGGTCGCCGACGTTGCCCAGCTCGGCCGAGCTGATCGTGCTCTTCGTTGCGAGCCCGCCCTGGCCGAAGATAGAAGCGGCCTGCCCCAACGACGTCTTGAAGTTGGCAAGCGTGGCGGCGACGCTACCGTCCAGGAGGAAGTTGCTGCCGAACGTGATGCTGTTGAGCGGCGACAGCGCGCCGAAACCCGTGAGGAAGGTTGAGCCATAAGCCACGCTGTCCTTCGTCGCGAACGCACCCTGACTGAAGATAGACGCCGCCATGCCGAGCGACGTTTTAAAGTTGCTCAGCGTCGCAAGGATGCTGCCGGACTCGAACAGGTAATTCCCGCCGAAAGTGATGCGATCGAGCGGCGAGAGTTGACCGAACCCGGTGAGATAGCCCGATCCGTAAGCCGCGGAGCTAATCGTCGCGAACGCGCCCTGCCCAGTGATGGACGACGACACGCGCGTTTCGGTGACGTTGGAGCCCTTTTCGCCGGGCTCTAGCTCCGCAAGCGTATATCCCGATGGATACTTGATCGTCGTGGCGTCGGGCGCATCCTCGTAGATGTCCCAGTAGGCGGCGTTCGGCGGCGCGTTGCCCGAGCTGGGTGTCGCGTTCTTGTAGATGTAGCGGGCGCCGTCGGAGCCGCGCGCGACCATGCCCTGCCGATACGTCTCCGACGCCGAATAGTCGCCCATGTCACGGACGTCGTCTTCGTAATCAATCTCGGCCGGGCTGTTGACGTAGTAGGATCGCGCCGCCGTCATGCGCATGCGCCACCACGGCCGCGGCTGATCGCCGGCGGCCCAATCGGTGACGGTCGGCGAGCCGCCCTGCCGGTTGAGCGTCATCACGATCGGGCCGCCGATCGCGCGAGATACCGCGATCGTGCCGTCGAGCAGCAGCAGCACCATCGCATTGCAGCTCGCGCACATCCGCTGCATCAGGTCCAGGACGTTGCCTTCTTCCGTCGTCCAATAATCGACGTAGGGGTCCTGGCCCGCCACCGTCCTAACCGCGGCCGTCAGCGCGTCGAACGTGTCGTCGCGGATGCGCGCGGCGGCGACGCCGGCGTGCACCGTCAGCCAGCGCATCATCATCGAGCCAGGCATGTCGGCGCCGAACACGGGATCGCAGGTGATGGTGCCCGTCGGATCAGCACCAAGGCGGAAGAGCCCTTCAGCGATGCAGGTGGCCCACTGTCCTTCCTTGACGGTCGCGCCTGCGAGCGCGGCATAGGTCGCATAATTCGCCGCGGCCGGGCCGAACGACGCGGCGTCCTCGAACACGTTCGCGATCGACTTGGTGTTGTTGTACGCGTCCACCTGGTAGATGTTCAGCGTCTCGTTGATGAGTACGGGACGGATGTTGATCGGCGAGCCGAACCCCGCCGGCCTGAAATTGCCGCGCAGCTCCACGTCGCCGTCCGCGCCGCCGCCGCCGCCATAGGTCTGCGTCAGCAGCGCGACGTCCACGATCGCCTTGTCCACCTCGATCGTGAGCGGGGCGATGCCGGTGGTCGCGTCGGTCACGCCGCCGACGACGCGGCCGACGAACTCCTGGCGCATGTCCGACAGGGTGTATCCGTCGCCGCTGTAGATGCGCAGCGTCGATCCGATCCAATCGAGCTGCATCGGGTCGATCGGTGCGGCGCTATCGGGGAAGCGCAGCGCGGCGGCGTTCAGCGCGAACTCGCCCTGGCCGAGCTGCACCGTGCCAGTCAGGTCATCGTCGGCGAGCTGCATCGAGAGGCGCGGGCGTCGCGACAGCCGCGGCTCCCAAGTATATCCCCCCACACCCAACGTCGTGCTGTTCAATGCCGCTCCCACACGCACCGTCTGGCGCGTCGCGGTCGAGCGGTTCCAAGCGTCAATCGAAATCAGCGTTCCACGCATAGCCCGTCACCTCCGTAGGCGACGGGCTATACACGATTTAGCGGAGCTGGACGTTCCTACCCGGAAGGTAGCTGATCGCGCCGCCACCGCCGCCGCCATAGCTGCCGCTCTCCGTCGTCGGAGCCGCGCCCGAGCTGCTGTTCTGCACCGCGCCGACGATCGACGCACCCACGTCCTTCAGCGTGGAGACGATGTCGGCGGTGTTCTTCGCCGTGCTGTCCATCGCCGCCTGCGCCGCCGCGGGAAACGGCGAGCCCGGGATGGTGCCGTTGGCGTTCGACGCAGATTCCAGGTTCGACTTCTGCTTCTCGGCGAGCGCCAGGATGTCATAGAAGTCGGTATAGAATTCGCCCCTCGAGCCGTTGATGCGGCCCGACGCATCCTGGAGCTTCGACAGGCTGTCGAGCAGCTTGTCGGAGTCGACCGCCTTCCCGGCCGCCAGGTCCGCGCGATACGCGTCCACGTCCTTCTTCGCGTTGTCGTACACCGTGCGCTTGCTCAGCGGGCTATCCGAACCGGCTTTGAGCCCCGTGATGAAGTCGTTGATGTTCGACAGCGCGCCATCGGTCGCCTGCTTGATCGCGTCGGCGCGCTTCAGGTCATAGAGCTTCTGAAGGTCGGCAAACTCCTGGCTCGTCGCCCCCGCCTCGTTGAAGATGTCGATGAGCTTGGTGAACTGAAGGTTCAGCGCATCGACCGCGGCGCCGACGGGATCGGTGTATTGCTTCAGCTCGATAAAGACGTTTTGAAACGACAACGCCTTCTCCAGCGCCGCGTCCAGGTCATTGCCCGCCTGAAGCAACCGCTTGGCGCCCTCGCGGATGCCGTTGATCGCGCCGTCCTTCAACGCGTCCAGGATGGCGAACTTGACCGCGCCCTGCTGATCCTCGCCGAAATCGACGAGCGTGGCCTTATTCTTGTTCTTCTTCCCGAACGACAGCTCGCCCGTCTGTCCGCTGGTGCTGACGCGATAGTCGCCATCGTAGGTGCCGATCGACACCTGATAGTTGCCCACCTTACCGCCGAGCGCTTCAGCGATTTTCGACACGCCACCGGACACGTCGGCGCCGAGCCCCGCGGCCTGCTTCTTCAGACTTGAGCTGCTGCCGGTCGCGCTAACGTTGCCGTTGCTCACGGTCGCGTTGCTCTTCGGCGCCTTGCGGAACAGGCCGCCGATGACGGAGCCCACAACGCTTCCAGCAATCGCGCCGAGCGGGCCGGCGAATTGACCAAGGCTGGACGAAATGGACGTCAGCCCCTTCGAGATTAGGCCACCCGTCCCACCCAGCAACGTCTTGCCCAGGCCGCCACCGATCGCCGCACCGATCTGCGCGCCGCCGCCCTTGCCGCCGATGCCGAGCAGCGATTGTGCCGCGAGGCCGGTACCGGCGCCCGACGTGAACGTGCCGAGCTTCCCGGCCGCTTTCGTGAGGATGCTGTTCGGGCCGAACACCTTGCCGGCCAGCTCCTTCCCCACTTCGTTCCAACGATCCTCCGTCGACATCTTGCTCAGGTCGCGAGGCTTCTTCTCCTCGCGCGGCTTCTCCTCGCGGGTCCGCGCTTCGACGACGATGTCCTCCGTGCCCTCCGCGATGGCGCCGGCGATCGTCACGCCGGTGTCCTGCATGAGCTTGCCCATGTCCACATTGAGCGTCGGCGTGGACAGCGAGGCCGCGCCGGCGCCGCCGGACGCGACGAGCCCTGCAGCGGCGGCCGGGCTGGTCGAGCCGGTGCCGCCCGCGAGCACACTGGCTGCGCTCGTCAGCGCATCGGCCGCCAGCTTCATGTCGGTCGCCGAGCCCGACAAGGCACCCGCCGACGTCGTGAGCTGGCTGGCGCTGCTGTTGAGCCCGCGCGTCATCTCGTCGCGATACTTTTTCTCCGGGTCGCCGAAGAGCTTCAGCGTCAGGCGTTCCGTCGCCTGCTGGCGGAACTGCGCGGCGAGGTTCTTCAGCGTCGAGCCGATTTTGCTCGGATCGGCGATCAAGTCCTGGAAGCCGCCGATGATCGAGCCGTAGGCGCGCGCGTTCAGGTCGATCAGCTTGGCTCGCGCCTCGATCGCGTCGTTCACCTGTTGCTGCGCCGCTTGGTTGGCACGGATGCGCTTCAGCTCGTCATCCTGGACGTCGCCGACGGCGTCCGTCAGACGATACTTCTCACGCAACAGGTCGGCTTCGTCGGCACGGCCGGCGAGGATGAGCTGACTGATCTTCAGCTCCCGCTCCTGATCGCGGATCGTGTCGTTGATCGGCTTGCGCACGCCCGCGTCGATCGACGCCTTCACCTCCGCGGCGTCAGCCTTGGTGAAAATTTTGTCGCCTACCTTCACGCTATCCAGGACGGTGCGGGTGCCATCCTTGATCCGCACGAAGAACTCGTCGATCGCGCGCTTGTCGTCTTCGCCCTTCTTCACGGCCGACGGCGCATCGGTGTAGCGCGCCTGGATGTCAGCCAGCTTCTCCGCGCGCGCCGCCGCCTCGCGCAGCTCCTTATTCTGCGCGGCAATCTCCTTCCGATGTGCAGCGGCCCCGCGCGCGGCGGCGCGCTGGGAGTCGCCCACCGCGTTCAGCTCCGTCCTCGCCGCGGTCAGCTTCGACACATATTCGTCGTCGAAACTGTAATCGCCGGCGTCGCGGCGCTTCTTCAGCTCCGCGTTCAGGTCCGCTTCCGTCTTACGGAATTTCTCGCGCGCCTGTGCGAGCTTGGTGCCGCCCTCGGCCGCATCGGCGGCATACGCCTTCAGTTGCTCCACCGACTTGTGCGCGGGGCCATCGAAGTTGATCGGCGGCGCCTTGATGGGCTTCGCCAGGTCCTTCCTTGCCTGATCGACGCTCTTGCGCGCGTCGCGCAGCTCCACGTCCGTCTGCACGAACCCCTTGGCCTTCGTGGCATAGTCCCCCGGGTTGGCGCCCAGGAAACCGAGCACGCTGCTGTTCTCGAAGGCACGCGGGTTGCGCTGCTGGATCGCGCGCACCTCGGAGAAGGTAGTGCCCGTGTTCTCGCCCGCGCGCAATCGCCCGGCGATCGTGCCCAGTCGCCGCGCGTCGGCCGAGAAGGGGTTCATGTCGAGCGCCGCCGCCTCCAGGCTCGATGCGAAGCTCTGCGCCGCCTCCTGCTTCGTCAGCTTCGCCTTCTCCAGCCCCGCCTCGGCGAGCGCCACGCGAAGGTCGCGCGCCGCCGCGGACTGATTGGCAAGCTCCTGCGTCGTCTTACCCAGCTTCGACGCAAGCTCCTGCTGCGCCTGATCGAACCTGGTGGCCGCCTCCTTCGCCTCATCGGTGCGGGTCGCGAGATAGGTGAAACCGAGCGTGACGGCCGTGAGCGCGATGACGGCCGGGCCGCCCAGGAACGCGACCATCTTGGCAACGCCGCTCTCGAACGCCGCGACCGCGCGCGCGCCGAACGCCAGCGTGGCGGTGTAGGCCCGCTGCGCGACTGCCGCCGCCTCGATGGCGACGATAGCCGCGCGCTGGCTGACGGTCGCCGCGTTGGTCGCGACCGTCAGCGCACCTTCCGCGGCGATGCGCGCCTCCGCGTTCGACAGCAGCGCAATGCCGGCGGCGGCGCGCTGATTGGCCGATGTGGTGTTGATGGTGTTCGCGTTGGTGGCCGCCCCGGTCGCCGCCGCCAGCTCGCCTTCCGCCACCGCCAGCGCCGCGGTCGCCGCGGCTTGTTCCGTCGTGACGAGGCGCGCAGACGCGCGGACCGTATTCAGCTCGGCTTCCGCCGCTGCGAGGCGCTGCGTCGCTCCCGTCGCCATGTTCTGCGCCGTCGCCAGCTCAGCTTCCGCGGCCGTGAGCTGGCGGGTCGCGGTGGCAATGACGCGGCGCTGATCGGCGCGCGAGCCCTCGCCCGGGTTCGCGATCGTCTGCTGCAACCCGGATACTGTCGCCTCTGCGCGGCGCACGCGGCCGTTCGCCCCCGCGCTGTCGGCTCGCGCGAGGTTGCGCGCGGTGACGGCCGAGCTGATCGCTTCCTGTGCGCGAGCTGCCGCGGACGCTTGCGCTGCCGTAAGGTTGTCGCGCGCGGCCTGCACCAGCACTTCGGCGCGCGTCACCTGCTGCGCCGCCGCGGCGCGCGCGACGTTGTCAGCCTCCAGCTCGAGCCCGGCAATCTGCCTGATCTTCGCCGCGCGTGCGTCCAGGTCCACCAGCACCTTGCGCTGCGCCTCCACCGTGGCGCGATCGGCCGCGGCCTGGCTCAATGCGTCGTCGCGCGCGGTCGACTTCTTCGCCATCTCGCGACCGGCGGCGGCGATGCGCGGGGTGACGGGCGTGGCGGTACCGCTGAAGATTGCAGCTCGCGTTGCGGCGAAGCGGCCGAGCGATGCAGTCGCGGCGTCGATCGGTGCAGACAGCGACTTTGCAGCGAACACGGTGGTGACGCCGACGAGCGCGGTGATGACGTTGGGCAGGTTGTTCCCGAGCGCGCTGATCGCCTCCGCAATGCCCTGGGTCGAGTGCGTGGCTTCATCAAGTCGGCCGACGAATACACCCAGGTTGTTGCCCGCCTCGGTCAACGACGAACCGATGCGCTTGGGCAGGCGGGAGAACTCCAGGTCGATTTGATCGGCGGAACGCGCGAGCGCCTGCGCGATGATCTGCGGTGTCAGCTTCCCATCGGCGCCGAGCTGCTTCAGCTTCGCGATCGGCACTCCCAGCCCATCGGCGAGCGCCTTGGCGAGCCGGAACGTATTTTCGCGGATCGACTTCAATTCGTCGCCGCCGAGCGAACCCGAGCCGAACCCCTGCGCGAACTGGGTCAGCCCGTTCGCCTGGGTGTCCGTATCGCCACCGGACAACCGCGCCGCCTTCGCCACCGTCTCCGTCATGCGCGAGATGCCGGTGGTGATGCCGGCGTCCTTCCCCGCCTGATTGAGACGCGTGTAGAGCTGCGCCACCGGATCGAGCGCCTGGCGCGTGTCGCGCGCGATCTGAATGACATCGCGCATCGCGGCGTTCGTCTGCTGCTGCGTCTCGTAGAACGGACGCAACCGATCGGTGACAGCCTGATACTGGCTCGCGACGCTGCCAAGCGCGAACGCGCCGCCGCCGCCCAGCACGCCGGCGAGCGAGATGCCAGCCAGGTCGCGGAAGATGTAGCTCAGCGACGACAGGCGGCCGGACAGCGGCCCGAGCGGTCCCTGCACGACGTTGAGCGCCTGCGCGCTACGCGTCAGCGCCGTGGACATAGCGTTGGCTTCGACCGCCACCGCCTTCACCGCCGGCGCCGTGCGCTGCGCTTCGACGCGAGCCGCCGCCAGCGCGCGCGTCGCAGTCGCGGTCGCAGTCGCCGATCGCGCATCGAGCCCGCTGATCGCGCCGATGCCGAGCCGCGCGCTCCCTCGATCGCTGAACGCCTCGATGCGCTCGAACGCCTTCATGGTCGCGCTCTCGAAGCGATTGAGCGTGGACAGCGCGTTCGGCTCGATTTCGGTGCCGAGATAGGAAACGTAGCGGTTCGCGCGCATCAGCGGCAGCTCCAGTCAGGTAGTCAGCCCGACGCCCGCTGTATCGGATATGAGAAGAGCCGGGAAGGAAAGTCCCTCCCGGCTCCGCCCGCGATCACAACGATGCCGCTACAATCAGAACGGCACGTCGTCGTCAAGATCGTCCTGGTAGCCGCCGCCGCCGAACCCGTTGCCGCTCTCCTGTCGCCGGCCGCCACCGCCGCCGCCGCGCGCGCCGCCGCGATCGCCCTCGTTGTGCTGATCCCACCCATCTTGACGCTCCAGCTTGTCGAGCGATTTGATGGTGTGGCTAAAGCTGCGCAGCACCACCTCCGTCGAATAGCGATCCTCGCCGTCCTGCTGCCATTTACGGGTTTCGAGCTGGCCTTCGATGTAAACCTTGGCGCCCTTCTTCAGAAAACGCTCCGCGAAATTCGCCGCGCCTTCCTGGAAGATCGAGATGCGGTGCCACTCAGTCCGCTCCTTCTTCTCGCCGGTGTTGCGATCCTTCCAGCTTTCCGACGTCGCGACGTTGAGCGTCACCACTTTGCCGCCGTTCTGAAACGATCGGCTTTCGGGGTCGCGCCCCAGGTTGCCGACGATGATTACCTTGTTGACGCTACCAGCCATTTCCGTCCTTTCCGATCACAGATGACCCGCGGGCGCCGGCATGCTCGGTCCGTGCGGCGAAGGGACTGACTGAACCCTGCCGCAACCCGCGGCGGCTTTCGCGATGACGTAGGCGCGCGAAAGGGGGTGCACGCAACGGTTTCGCTCTGACCGTGCCGAACCATACCGCGACCTTGCGGACTTGCGCAATTCGTCAAGTTACGCGGCGCGCTGGCTCGCGATGTAATCGGCGGCGAACGCCGGCTGCATGTCATTGGCGGCGGACATGACGCGCGCTTGATCGAACCTGCGCGCGCGACGCGTGTATTTCAGCAGCACAAAGGCCACGACGTCGCGCTTCGCGTCTGATCCGCGGGGCACCTTGCCATTGCGCGCCTTCGCCCGGCCGGTTCTGCGAGATACCGTGACCTTGTGCGCGACGAGGTAGGCGACATTGCCCTTCTTCGGATCGGGCACGAAGCGCAGCTTGCCGATCGACGACACCAGGCCGGACGATCGGTACAGCTTGGGCGTCATCTTCTTCCGGCCGACGCGCGTAGGGATCGCCGACGTCGGGAACGCGAGCCATTGCTTGCCGGCGTTCGGGAAGATGTCGGCGCCCTGGCTATAGGCGAGGAGCGTCTGATTGGCGCGGCTCTCCGTCTTGCCGCGCGCGTAGATGATGCCGATCGCGCCGCCGGTGCGCGAGCGGAGCCGGCTGCGCTGTGCGGTGCTGATCGCACCCACCGCACCAGCCAGGCGGCCGAGCCCGGCCTGCTGAATGGCGCGGCGCGTGTCTTCCTTCGCTTGCTTCGTGGCGCGCGCGTTCGCGACCACAGCAGCGCGGCGGAGCTGCGGAAGCACGACGGCGGCCATCGGCTTGCCAACGCGCTTGTAGCCCCGCCCTGTCATCACCCCTTAGCCTTGCTGCTGCGCGGCTTCCGCGGCGTAGCGACGGAGCGTCCTGAACGCGCGGATGAGCTTCGTCGGCTGGTGGAGGATGGCTTCGCCGTCGGGGAATTTGGTGACGCGGCCGTCGTCGTCTTTGAGGCTTTCGTAGAGCTCGACGACGATTCGATCGTTTCCGGTAATCCGGTATCGGGGATCACGATAGAAGGTTCGTCCGTCGAATTCCCAGGTTCGGTGCTCGCCATCGATTCCGCCAACGTCGAACCAATCGGGGCGGAAGAACTCTCGATGAGCGAGGCCAAGTTTTTTTCCTCATCCCCGTCGATGGACTGCAAGCCCATCACGAAGTCGCCGATCTGATCGAACGCCTCCGCGCCGATGTGCTTGCGCAGATATTCGGCCTCCTGACGCGTAATGCCGCCGTGGCCGTTGCCGTCGGGCGCGTGCTCCAGCCCCTTCCAGTTGATGACGTAGATTTCCACGCACAGCCAGTTGCGGCGGATGTCTTGCTCAGCCAGGTCGGCGAACGCTTTCTGCAACGGCTCGTAGCGCGAGGCGATGTCCTGCTGGATCGCGGTGACGCGCACGCGCGTCGGCTCGTCGATCATCACCTCTGGCTGGATCGCCAGCAGCTCCTTCTCCATCGCCTCCTGCGTCATGTGCTTCTCGGGCGGGAGCGCCTGCTGCTGTTCCAGCAGCTCCAGCATGCGCGCGGTGCGCTCGATCTGCACCTTGTCGATCGCGTCCTTCGCCTGCCACAGCCCCTCAAGCTCGCCGTGGATGCGCTCGAAGTCCTCGGGCGGGTACAGGAACGCCACGCCCGCCAGCATTAAGTCGCGAATTTGCGTGCGCGAATAGTGCACGACGCCGCCGCGAACGAGCGACGCGGAGAAGGCGTCACGCTCGTACGGCGTCGGTACACGGATCATCAGGTGGATTTGGTCTTTGCCCTCCTGGTGCAGCGCTTGATTCTGCTTCAGCAACGCCGGCGGGTAGAACGGCACCGGCATCTTGGCCGTCAATGGGATCGTCACAGTCAGTCCTCCAACGAGAAGGCCGGCTCCTCGCGGAACCGGCCTCCCCGTCTGGAGCCCTTGCGGGCGAGGATGGCGGGCGTCTCGACGAACCGACGCCCTGTCGTATCACCACATGCAGGCAAGCGCGAGCGAACGGTCGATGTCGCTCGGCGACGCGGTGCCGCTCACACCCAGGAAGCCGTTGCGCCCGGTGGGCGACAGCGGATCGAGGTACGCGTTCGGCACGCCGGCGAGGAAGCGCTGGCCCGGTGCCGCACCCCAGCCCGACAGCGTCGAAACCGGCGTTTGCGTGTCCACCAGGTTGTCCAGGTCGAGCGTCGCGCGCAGCATCTCATTCAGGTCGATATTCTGCGTACGCGAGCCGGACATGATTTCGTACGCCTCCTGCCCCGCGTCGAAGTTTTGGTTCGGCGGCGCACCCGTCTCCAATGCGAACTCCAGGCGGAGCGATTGGTGGCCCAGCTTCAGCCCCGCGAACGCGAACTTGCCCGCCTTCGCCGCCGGCACCGGCGTGAGAAAGCCCTGCGGGATCGTGGGCGTCAGCTCGTCCGTCGATTGCTCGGGCACACCCACCATCGAAAACTCGATCGAGGGAAGATCGGTGTTCTGATCGTTCGCAACCGGGATGTTGAGCGCAAACGCGTTGAGCGCGCAGTCGCGGTAACGGTACGCCTTACGGTGGCGCCACACCTTCGCCGACAAGAGCGGAATGTTGCCGCCGATCGACAGGACGTAGGCGAGACAGGGCGGGATGCGGTAGGTGCCCGCCGCAACCGCGGCGCCCATCGTCTCCATCAACACCGCCGCCTTCGACGAGCCAGTGTAGCCGCGCACCAACGACGTGCCGCGGATCGTGTCGGCGGCGCCGATGTTCGCATGCTGGATCGGCATGCCCTTGTAGAAGTCGTCCACCGACGACTCCGACGAAGCCAGCACGATCGAGCTGGTGGTGCCGCCGGCCTGCGCGGTGCCGGTGATGGCGGTTGCGTTGCGCAGCTCCGTGAAGCCCGCGGCCTGGAGGATGCGGCCAA